AGGTCAATTGCAATCTCTTATGCAAATGTTGCTCTCACAACAGCTACCAAAATCTGTATTGAATCAAGGCGATATACAAAAAACAATGAATCAATTTACTAAAGATATGTCATTCAATAATCAGTTGTTTGAATTGGGCAATCAAGCTATGGGCGGAGGAATGGGCGGGGGTCTCGGTTCTCTAGGTAACATGGGTGGCATTTCAAATATCATGAGCGGTTTCAATTCTGGTGGCGGTGGTATTTCAGGAGTGCTTGGTAATCTTGGTGGTGGTAATTTATTAGGAAGTTTTGGTGGATTTGGTGGCGGTTCTGGTGGCGGCGGTGGTGGCGCTGGTAGTGGATTCCCTGGCGCTTCTGGCGGTGGATTTTATGCTGGTGGAGATGTTACTGATACTGGTAAGAAAAATATTGCTCAGATGTTAACATTATTAGGTATAAGCTAATGGTAGATCATAATAAAAAAGTTCCAAAATCAGCACTAGACGAAAACGAGATTGAACCAAAATATGGTTATGTTCACGGAGAATGGGACGCACTTGGCGGACACCATTTAGTATATCGTAATCCTGAAGAACACGAAAAATCATATTCAGAGTCATTAACTCCCAGTGGAAGTTACCAGATAACTCATCATGATCAAAAGAAAAAAGAGATACACACAGCAGTAAGTCCTGGAGAACATAGAGCTTATGTTGGTGGTGGTAAATCAATTCAAGTAGATGGTCATTTCGATCACAATGGTGAAAAAACTGGTAGAATGGAACATGGTGACGATTTTGGTCAATCTACTGGTAAAAATTATTATAGAGGAACTGGTAAAAAAGAATTCAAAATGTCTGGAGATTCCAGATATAATGGTGTTCAAAAAGGTTCGGCCCCTGTTCATTGTAATGTCGACGCAGGAACAAATAGAAATAGAGTGAAAGGCGATAGGTTTCACGCCACAGAAGGCGATTATGTTTCTATGGGCGAGAAGAAAAAGATTGAAGTCTTCCAAAAAGACGTTTCAATGTATGCAGGTGCCAATCATGATGTATTCGTTAAAGAAAAAGGTAAAATAGAAACAGGAAGCACTATGATGGTGCAAACTGGTTCAGACGCTACTGTGAACTCAGCAGCTAAAATCAATCTCGTAGCAGCTTCTACAGGAAAATTTGATGCTCAGTCTGACATTAATATCAAATCCGGATCTAAAATAGTTTTAGAGGTCGGAGGCGCGACTATAACTATTCAAAGCGGATCTATAAAAATTAAAGCTGCAAGTATAGAATTTGAACAAGGGTAAATATAAATGAGTAACGCACATTTAAATGGCGATCAAAGAAGTTGCGGCGCGACCACAATTGTTAGTGGACAAAGTTTTGTTAAAGTAGGCGGGAAACTTTGGGCTGTTGAAAATGATTTGAATACTCATGGTGGTGGTGGTTTGATAGCATCTAAAACCTATGTTAAAATTGGCGGAAAATCAGTAATTATTGATAACGATAGTGCAAATCAGGATAATTTGTGTCCTACTTTAGGCGGAGAACATTGTAACCCTAAAGCTGTTAGCCCTAGCGGATTTGTTAAAGTCAACTAAAAAGAGAGAAAAATGGCATTAACAAGAGCAGATACCTTCACAGGTTCCAAAAAACAAATTGAATACTTTTCGGACTTTTTGACTAGTTTTGCAAAAACGCCAATTGGAAATCAATTGGCTAGAGTTACAAACGAACAAGCTGTTATGCAGTCTTTGAAAAATCTCATAAGAACAAATTTAGGCGAAAGATTATTTCAGCCTACGGTTGGTTCTGATGTTATGGCAACTTTATTTGAGTTGAACACAGACGAGGCCAGAGATTCATTAGAATTATTCATCAATAACACTGTTGAGAATAATGAACCTAGAGTTAATCTTATACAAACTATAGTTAATACCGATAATGTTAATGAAAATCAGATCGAGATAACTTTGATTTATAACTTAATAAATAATCCAACAGAGTTAACTCTTAATTTAGTACTAAAAAGAGTCCGATAAATGGCAAATAGTTCACTCAATCTTTCATCTCTAGATTTTGACACCCTTAAAGATAATTTTAAGGAATTTCTAAAAACGCAATCAGCATTCAAAGATTATAATTTTGATGGTTCGAATATTAATGTTCTCCTAGACGTTATGTCTTATAATTCATATTTGAATTCGTTTTATTTAAATATGATTGCGTCAGAGATGTTCTTAGATTCAGCTCAAAAAATAGACTCTGTTATTTCTCATGCAAAAGAATTAAATTACACGCCCAGAAGTTCTCATTCTGCTGTTGCTAATATCACTTTTACTGTGGATACGAGCGGATTTACGTCAAATAAATTAACCATTCCTAAAGGGACCAGATTCACTGGTTTTAATTCTAACGGAACATATACCTTCGTTACAGATCTTTCGCAGACTTTTGTTTCTTCTAATAATACTTATTTGGTAGAAAACATCCAAATAAACGAAGGCACATATTTTACTGATTCTTTTGTTTTAGATTACGAAATTGAAAATCAAAGATTTATACTTTCTAACGAAAACATTGATATTGAAAGTATTACAGTAAATGTCTCGGAAAATGGAGTTAATACAGATTACACTTTTGCAACGACTTTGTTTGGTTTAAATGACGCCTCTACCGTTTATTTTATACAAGCAGTTGAGGGCGGAAGATACGAAGTTAGATTTGGCGATGGTTTGTTTGGAAAAAAACCAATAAACGGAGCTACGGTTGTTGTTGAATATATTGTAACAAATGGTTCAGACGGTAATGGTGTTGAAAATTTTGCATTAACAGATAATCTTGGCCCTGGTAATGGTGGCGAAGCTACTGCTTCAGAAATAACAGTTATTACTAGTTCTATACAAGGCGCAAACCAAGAAACTATAGAAGATATAAAATTTAATGCGCCTAGATATTTTGCTGCTCAACAAAGAGCAGTTTCTGTAGATGATTATTACTCACTAGTGCGTGCCAAATTTGGTGGCGCTGTTGACGATGTTATTATCTATGGTGGGCAAGATTTAGAACCAAAACTATACGGAAGAGTTATTGTTTCAGTCAAACCAACCGCATCTGTTACTGCATCTTCATTATTAAAAAACGATATCATAAATTATTTACAAGATTTTATTGCTCTACCAAATAGAGTCATAGTAACCGATCCTGATTATTTTTATATTGATGTATCTTCTACAGTTCAATTTAATTCTAAATTGACAACAAAATATTCTACTGAAGTTAAAAGTATGATATTGGATGGCATTATCAATTTTAGTAGAGATCATTTAGAAAAATTTGGCAACGATTTTAGATACAGCAGATTCGTTACTCATATTGATTTGTTAGATCAGAGTATAACAAGTAACGACACACGAGTAAAAATAGTCAAAAGATTGACTCCTAAATTATTATTTGCTACTTCTTTTGATATCCGTTTCAATAATGGAGCTGAACAAGAAGGTTTATATGATGGCGTAGCATACCCAGATCAAAGAGTTTTAAGTAGTACAGGGTTTTCATACGTTGATGAAGACGACAACATCTATCCTAATTGTTATTTAGAAGACGACGCTCTTGGTAATGTAATAGTATATACGTTTTTGAAAGGCATCAAAACTGTTTTAGATCCAACTATTGGACTCATAGATTATAATACCGGTAGGGTGTCATTGACCAATCTTAAAACTTCTTTTTATAACGGTTATATAGAGTTGTCTTTAACGACAAAAAATAAAGATATTATTGCATCTAAAAACATGGTTCTTTTAATCGACCCTGTTGACGTTAACATAGACATCATAGAAACAATAAGATAAAATGGATCCAAAAATAGAAAAAACGATATCTAATTTCGTTCAGAATCAGTTTCCGCAATTCTACCAAGAGGAAGGCGAAAATTTTATTCTGTTTGTCAAGACGTATTTTGAATGGATGGAAACTGAGGGTCAGCCTATCAGAGAGGCTAGACAATTATTTGAATACAGAGATATTGATACAACTATTGAAAGATTTTTAGAATATTTTCAGAAAAAATATCTATACGGAATACCTTTCAATATTATTGCTAATAAAAGGTTTCTGTTAAAGCATATTCTTAACGTGTATCGTTCAAAGGGAACCATACAGGGTTATAAATTACTATTCAGATTAATATATAATGAAGATGTAGATGTTTATCTACCTGGTAAAGATGTTCTTAGAGTATCTGACGGTAAATGGGTAGAACCAAAATATTTGGAATTATCTTGGAGTCCGATTTTAGATTCGTTGGTTGATAAAACAATATACGGCGTTTCTTCTAGCACAACAGCTGTAGTTGAGCGAATTGTAAGAGAACGTTTCAATAAAGACGAAATATATGTAATGTATATTAATGATGTCGCTCCCAAAGGTGGCGATTTCATCGTTTCTGAAAAAATTGTCGACAATCAATTCAAATCTAATTCTGAATTGGTTAGTTTATCGCCCACAATTTTGGGTTCTTTGGATAGACTTGATATTTTTAATAGTGGTAACTCGTTCAATGTTGGCGATGTTCTTAAAATTGCATACAAAGATTTAGATACAAATGAAATTGATTCGTTTGGTGATCAAGGTCTGATTGTAGTTACTTCACTATTTCGTGGATTCGGATCACTCAATTTTAACATCAGAAATGGCGGTTTCGGGTTTACTGCTAATGCTGCCGTTTTCTTATATAAGAATATACTAGATCAAACTGGTCAGGGCGCAAGTTTTGACATCAAAATAGCCGACGTTAGAAGATTAACATATAATACAGATCTATTTTTAGATTTTATGGATCTGCAATTAGATGAAATATACGGTTTTAGTAAATATCAAAATGCGAATTCGGCCTCTACACTAGACGAATGTTTTTCTTATGAAACAAACGATTTTGGTAGAATATCAGCACTGACAAATGTTTTAACTGGTAATGGTTATATTGCTCCTGCTAACGTTTTTATTCGTTCCACTTATAGATCTAAAAATGTTCCGGGTAGATTGACTTGGTATAATAGCAACGATTTTATTAACGCTTATTCTACAGACGTTTATGTTAATACCTCGTTTATCAGTAATAATGTTATTCTTATAGCAAACGCTGTTAAACATTATGATACAAACGCATACTTAGATTATATTGTACCAGCAGGAAATACTGCAATTAATGGTTTGACTGCTAATACAAGATATTATGTAAAAACTACTAATACGTTAGGTATTACATTAAGCGCCACTCAAGGCGGAACGACTTTAAATATTAATACAGCTGTCACTAGTAATACAACTGAAAGACATTCTTTCATAACAAAGGCTCTTACAAAAAGTTTTTTTGCTAACACTACCTCTGTAAATAATGCAAGTTATTCTATCCTAGTAACAGCTGCTAATACTTATTTTTACCCAGACGATTATGTGTATTACCTGGTTCCTTCAGGTAATACTGGGATACTTGGTATTACACCAAATAGTTTTTATTATGTAGAAAGCTCGAACTCTACAGCTATAACATTGAGCGATACATTCACAGGCAATTCAGATCCTATTGAAATTGCAACAGATGTTATATTGGCCGGAGAAACACATTATCTATTAAATGACACTAAAAGAAATATTTACCCATATGTAAACGGTTATTCTACACAAGTTTATGCTAATACATTTTCAATTAATAATACCAGCTACGCCTTTATGATAGCTAATGCTGATATATATTTTTCTGTTAATGATAGAATTTATTATGACGTTCCTGTAGGTAATACAGCCATAGCTAATTTAAGAGCAAATTCTGTTGTTTACATCAAAACTTCTAATTCGTCAGCAATCACTCTGAGTAACACTGCTGGCGGTCCAGTAATGCAAATTTATACCAGTTCTTCCGGAGCAGCAGAAACACATACTATTAAAACTGCTAAATTTAGTAAATATTTCGCAAATGATGATGTTATATATCTACAATCAAACAGCACAAATGCTAATACTTTGGAATTGGCAGTTATTAGAAATGTAATAAGTGACTTGTCAATTCAATTATACGGTTTCACTAATAATAGCTCTACGAGTAATTCTCTTTATGGAAGAGCTGTTGTTATTATGCCCTCTCAGTTTGATATTTCTGAATTTACAGGCAGAAACAGAGTTACAGGTAATTCTGATATTTTCAGTATTCTTTCTTATACATATAGTACCTTAGATTATACCAATTTAGCTAATATTATGAAAAGGCTAGATGGTACCATAAATGGTATAAATGATAATATCGAAGCTCTAAATTCTAGTGGTAATAATATTGTAGAAAATGTTTCAGCGATCAATTCTGGTAAGGCTTATGTTGAAGGCGAATCAGTACGAGCTTATCGTTATGGTATTTTACAGGTGCCTACTGTCCTCAAAGGTGGTACAGGTTATGTTAATGGCGACACAATCATATTCAGCGGAGGTATAACTGAAACACCTGCTAGAGGTTCAATCTTAACCAATTCTCAAGGTAATGTGGTTTCTGTTAATACGTCAGAGGGAGCTTGGTATGGTGGTGTAGGTTATAACGCATTACCAGGAATTACTATTAGATCAGCGAATAGTGCTGCAAACGGTGCAGTTTTATCTACAAATTATATACCATTCGATACCGCTAATGAAATCAGAGGTTTGGTCAGAAAAGGTGGAATAGGCAGAGGATTAGGGTATTGGGCCACAACTGATAGTCTTTTGAATTCAGATAAGGTCATTCAAGATAGTTATTATTATCAGGATTACTCATACGAATTAAGAACTGCTCTTAGTTTGGATACATATAAAGAAGTATTTTACTCTACTTTCCATACAGCAGGTTCGGCTCTATTTGGAAAGTATGAATTACAACCTTTTGTGTTGTCGAGTAACATAGAGTTAAATATCGACACCGGCGCCAATACTTCTTGGCCTCTTTGGCTAACTTGTGATATCGCAGACCCAAGAATTAGAGCGGACGTGTATCTCGAAGAACTCGCCAACGGGTATCCGCTCCCTGGTGTTATACTTACTGTAGACCAATTCACATTTTCTAATAATTATTTTGGATGTGATATAAATACAGTATACGCTGACAGCACAGAAATAACTTCTGACAGATTCTCAGAAGATTTACCAACATAATTTAGTCATAGGGGATTTAAATTGGCAAGACAAGTAGTAAACGTCGGTAACGACCCAAATGATGGAACTGGAACTCCTCTTAGAGATGCCATGGTTATCATTAATGATAATTTTTTGGAGCTTTATACTAATCCGGTTGTCAATACTTCAATAACGGTCGGTAACTCTTCAGTAAACACTGTTGTGAACTCTACATCTATAGTTTTCGGTAATAACTCTTCTGTCATTAGGATTGGAAATACTTCAATTAATGCTGTCGCCAACAGTTCAGGGTTCTTTACAGGGAACGGAACTGTCACAGCAAATTCTATCAGCGTTTCTTCTAATACTATAAATGTTGGATCGTTCACAGCTGCAGCTAATGGATCTACCGTTTTACCAAACGGTTTCAGATTAAATTATGGTTATGTGTTTTGTAATTCTAGTGTAGGTAATGCTACCTTTGCGACAGCATTTTCGACAGCGTGTTATGTTGTTACGGCTACTTCCAATACAGCAGCAGTTACATATGCACCTGCTGTAGTTGGAACTAATACTACCGTGGCTATTATCAGAACATCAAATACAACAGCCGTAAACGTTTATTATATGGCTATAGGAAGATAAGGCGAATAAATGACAGGAGTATTACAACCTTCTTATAGAAAGGCTCTAATTGATGAAATGTTTGATAACATAAGATCAAACACTTCATATTATTATGCAGTCGCCTCTAATCCTATATTAAGAGTTGGACCCCTTCCTAATACTACCCCAGACGACTATAATACTAAATTTGAAACTGATTGGTTAATGTTATTTGGTAAAAAATTATCAATATCAAATTTCGCTCCATTGGTTGATAATAATTTATGGGCGAATGGTTTTGTCTACAAAATGTATGATAATAGTGATGTAGATTTATACTCAAATAATAAGTTTTACGTTATAAGTCCTCCGGAATTTGATGGTGGAACTTATAACATCTATAAATGTATGGACAATGCGAACAATTCACCATCTACAATAAAACCAGCAATAGTACAAGTAACTTCTTTTCAAACTGATGATGGTTATGTTTGGAGGTATGTAACTTCTATTCCATATAGACTTTATAAAATGTTCGCAACCGACCAATATGCTCCTGTTTATGCAAACAGCGTTACTACTTTATATGCTAATCAATACTGCGGTGTGGAAAAGGTAGTCATTTCGAACTCTGGAACGGGATACGTAGGATACCATGACGGAACTATCTTGTCAGCTAACAGTACAGTTATTCAGGTAGGCAATACAGCAAGTAATGCTTCGGGTATCTATAACAACAGCGCAATTTATATATATAATGTCACATTAACAACTTCTCAAATATTTCAAATATCAGATTATGTATCTAACAGCGTTGGAAAATGGGTGCTTTTGAATGGAGAAGCTAATACTACAAATATTATCCCAGAAGCTACTCAATATAAAATTTCACCAAGAGTTGTTTTCACCACAGATGGTGGTACACAGCCAGTAGCATATAGCGTGGTTAATACTACTACTAATTCTATTAGTAATATAGTTATGCTTGACATCGGAGCTGATATATCATGGGCGAATGTTTCCATAGCAGCTGCAGTCGGTTCTGGTGCAAATGTATATGCCATTGTGCCGCCGCCAGGAGGTCATGGTTCTGAACCAGTTTCAGAATTGAATGTAAAAGCATTGGGCGTTAATTTTCATTTTGCCAACAGCGAAGGTAATACAGTATCTGACGATATACTATATAACAAAATTGGTATAATTAAAAATCCTTATGGTCTACATGCTAATGGCGCTAAAAGTAATTCTACATATACATCTTCAACGTTTAGTCAAACATTAGAAGCCGATTTATTAAATCCAGTTTTGTTCACAGTTGGCGATAGAATTTATGGAAACACTAGCAATGCTTACGGTATAGTGGCCTTTGCTAATACATCCAGAATAAAAGTAGTAGGCGATAAAACTTTCGTAAATGGTGAATTCGTGTTTTCTAGCGACTCAGTTTTGAGTTCAGAAATAGAAATTATTGATAACGGAAGCATTTACGTTAAAGACGTAAAACCATTATACGTTCAAGATATAAATAACGTAAATAGGTCTAATTCTCAAACAGAATCTTTTAAGCTGATCATTGAGATTTAATAACAGGAACTTATAATGCCATTAAAGACTGATTTTAACGTAGCTCCTTATTACGACGATTACGATTCTGATAAAAATTATCATCGTATTATGTTTCGCCCATCGGTTGCAGTTCAAGCGAGAGAGCTAACACAATTACAGACTATTTTACAAAATCAGATCGAAACTTTTGGCAGCTGGGCTTGGAGAAGCGGCGACATAGTAAAAGGTTGCCAAATAACAGATCTACCGAAAGTCCCTTATATTCGTCTCATGGATTTTGCTTCTAACGGTTCAGCAAACACAGCAATTCTTGATGTTACAGAATATATTAATGCTATTGCTACTAGTGTTACTAGTGGTTTAACAGCCCAAGTTCTTTATGCTAATGCTGGATTTTCAACAAATTACCCAGACAATAATATCCTTTATCTGAAATACTTAGATACTGGAGAAGGCGGAGAAACTATATTCTCCAATTCTGAGTTACTGACTTTCCATCAAGTAACGCCTCAAGGAAATATTTCTCTTGCTAATGTATATACTTGGGCCAACGTACTTGCTAATACATATACCTCTGGTGAAGCTCATGGTATTACATGCAGTAATGGTATCATTTTCATTAATGGTTTTTTCATTAAAGTTCCAGAATCTTCTTTTGGTTTGGTGAATAATTTTAACACTTATGCTAGTAATAACGTTGTAGGATTTACTCTAGTTGAGCAAATAGTAACTGAAACACAAGATACATCTTTGTTAGATAATGCATTAGGATACCCTAACGAAAACGCTCCTGGCGCTCATAGATTAAAACTCACACCAAAATTAGTTTCTCTTTCTCAAGAACAAGCTGCATTAACACAAGATTTTAATCCAATAGCTTTTTATAATTATGGCACTTTGGTAGCTAAAGTAAACCCATCAGTAAATGTTTATTCCATAGTTGGTGATATTCTTGCTACAAGAACTTATGAAGAATCAGGCAATTATATTGTCAAAAACTTCACAGTTGATACTTTAACAACTATTGTTGGTGACGAAATAAGTCCATCAAGTCCAAATAACGTTCTTGCTAGAGTAAGTTCGGGCATAGGATACGCTCAAGGCGACAGAGTTGAGTTACTGAAATCTGCTCATATTAATATGCGTCGAGGTGTAGACACAGTAGTAAATAAATCTCAGATAATTAGTTTCAACTATGGCAGCTATTTTGCTCTAAAAGAAGTTGCAGGCACATTTTTGTCTGACAAAGCGCAAACTGTAAAATTATATTCAGAACCTCAGAGAGCAATAACAAACAGAACTTATTCTTCAGTTAGTCCTTCTGGCACATATATTGGAACAGCTAAAGTTAGATGTTTTTCCTACAATTCTGGTGTAGTTGGAACTGCACCAGCAGAGTATTTACTGCACGTTTTTGATGTCCAATTGTTATCCGGATATAACATCAATCAAATTAAATCAGTATATTATGATGGTACCAATAAAGCTGTTGGTGATGTGATATCCAATGGAACTGTTGATTCGCAAAATAAATTGCAATTATATAGTTTTGGCGTACCTGGCATAAAAAATCTAAGAGACGCAGGAAACAATATCAACACTGATTATACGTACAGAACTACAAACTCATCATGTCAAATGTTGAACACAGGGTTAATCGTAGTTAGAGCTCCTGGTTCACAAGCTGGTGGTTCTGACATATTGACTTATGGAACAAACACAACATTATCTGATTCAGCAGCTTCTGAAATATTAGTTACTTTTTCTGCTAATGCAGATTCTGCATCCTTATCAGGCACTGTAACAGTTTATAATACTTCTACTAATGTTGTTGGTTCTGGCACTTCTTTTACTACTAGATTTAAACCAGGCGACAATATTAGAGTTGGCGCCAGCGATGTAAGAACAGTAACAACTGTAACTAATGCGACTTTCTTAAACGTTGACTCTCCTTTTGGATCTAATGCAGCTGGTCAAACTTATTATAAAAGATATCCAAAAGGTAAAATGTTGCAGATATCAAGATCTGTAATTGGACCTAATGCTTATGTGACTGTAACAAATACTACTTCTTTCAACGTTTACTCTGGTGAGTTTCCAAGCTCTGCAGTAAATGTGGAAGTAACATTTAATATGCAAAGAACTGTAGCCAATCCTGCAACCAAATCAATTCGTAAAAATAGATTTGTTAAAATAAACACCAACACAAATCCAAAAGGACCATGGTGTGTTGGGTTTAGCGACGTTCACCTAATTCGTAACATATATGGTTCGGCTACTAGTAGTTTTACTGATGCTAGTGGTATCACCGGTGTAGATCTAACATCGAGTTTTTCATACGATACAGGCCAACAAGACACTCATTATGGTTTGGCATATATTTACGCTAAATCTAGTTATAGTCAGTCTAGTTATCCTTATTTACTAGTCGAACTTGATTACTTTGCTTCTAATACAGCAGCAGGCGTAGGATTCTTTACTGTTGAATCTTATCCTATTGATGATGCTAATACTGCAAACACAAACGCTATACAAACTAAAGATATTCCGGTATTTGTTGCATCTACTGGTTCTAAAATTTATTTAAGAGATGTTATAGATTTCAGAACTCCTTGCGCTATTACTGCGAATGATACTGGTGTTATTGTAGACCTTTCTAATAATGCACAGATTAATACAGCAGTTTCATATGCAACTTTAAATCCTTCTACAACGTTAACGTTGAATATACCTACTGATGGTCTAAATTTTCCTGCATATGGTAAAAATTTAGAAGCCGATTACACTATGTATTTGCCAAGAAAAGATTTAATCTTAATAACACCAGAAAACACTTTAAAAATTAAAGAGGGTGTTTCGAGCATTTCACCACAAACACCATTATTCCCTGAAAATGCAATGGCCTTAGCGGTATTGAATGTTCCTGCATATCCTTCTCTTTCGGGCGATCAGGTTGATGAGTTCCAAAACATCAACAGAAATTCTATCAATACAATTAGAGACACTTCTACAGCCATTTCAACCACTCTTGTGACTAATCGTAGATACACAATGAGAGATATTGGTACTTTAGATAAAAGAATAACTAATTTAGAATATTATGCGCAGCTCTCATTGTTGGAAAAGAAAGCTAAAGACTTAACAGTAACGGACAGCTTTGGTCTAGATAGATTTAAAAATGGTATTTTCGTAGATCCATTTACTGATTTCGGTTTGGGGGATGTTTCTAATCCTGAATATGCCATCGCTATAGATCTTCAAAATGGTGTGGCTAGACCAAGAATTACCAGAGAAATAATTAACATTAGGTTTAATTCTGGAGCTTCTTCTAACGTATCACAAACAGGTAGGCTAATCACATTACAATACGATTCAGTTTCATTCATTCAACAAAGATTTGCTACTAAATTTCGTTCTGCTGCATTAGTAGCATATGCTTGGAATGGTCGAGCTCAGTTGATTCCTTCATATGATAATAATATAGATTTAAATCAAACAGCTTCTGTTAACATGACTGTGGATATGACTACGCCATGGAGAGAATTCGCTGTTAGTCCTTTTGGAACTCTTTGGGGGGATTGGAGAACTAGAACAGATATTTCTAGAACAACAATTATTACTGGCACTCAATCTAGTTTGGTATACGATTCTAGAGGAAACCTAGTCAGTTCAACGCCAATTTTAGGACCATCTACAACGACAACTTCTTGGAGTACAGGAGATACTACTACAGTTCAAAGTTCTGTCGCTGCAACTGCACAGCAAAGTTTATCCGAAGCAGAATTAATGGCACCCTCTTTGTCTATACAAAACGCTACTACAGTTGAACCTACTAGAAATCAGCCTACAATATTTGATATTTTTGGGAGAATAAATTGGGCTAATTTCTTTCCTGTATAATTAATTATAAATAATGTTTATTAGGAGAAAAATAAATTGGCAGCAGTAAATACTACATCTACAACAACCACAGTTACTAATACTAGAGATGGTACGCAGTTAACAGTTACGCCTAGAACTGATGTTCAGGAAGTAGGTAATTTTGTCACCTCTGTTTCCAATCAACCTTTTATTACTAACAGAATTGTCTCCTTTGTTGCTTATAATATGCGCCCAAACCAAAGGATGCATTTCTTTTTTGACAGCGTTAATGTAGATGCATATTGCGCTCCTGCTCAAAGAACAGGAAGCGAGGCCAATACATATGTGATACCATTGAATGCTAGTGACCCTAGAGTCGTTCCAAAAGGAGGTAACTGGGGCGATCCTATATTTTCAGACAAATGGGGCAGAGTAGCGGGTCAGTTTAATATTCCTGCAGGTAAATTCAGAACCGGAGATAGAGCGTTTCAGATTGCAGATGTCAACAGTTTAATTCTAGGAAATGACGCTTTAACTACTTTAGCATCAACAATATTCACAGCTTCTAATTTGAATGTAACTAAACAGGCTGTTACGCTCACTACTGTAACTCCGGAATTAGGGTTTTTGCCAGTAACACAAACTTTAATTCAAAGTAATACAGTTACAACTCAAACTACTATTGAAGATATTGTTACAATATTGCCACCACCACCACCGCCGCCACCACCAATATGGATATGGTTTGCAGAACCATTAGCGCAAGCTCTGACAATACAAACGCCTAATGGAGAAGCTGGAATATATGCGACAGCTTTAAGAATATTTTTTAGACAAAGATCGCAAGTTAGAGAAAATGGAGTAACTGTTTATCTCTGTGAAACTGACAATGGTTATCCTAATGGAGATGTCATTTTGCCATTTTCTACAGTGCACAAAACTTATGATGAAATTAATATCAGTGAAGATTCATCGGTTCCTACTACATTCACTTTCCAATCTCCAGTTTTCTTATCTAACGGAAAAACCTATGCATTTGTCGTAAGACCAGATGCCAATGACCCTGATTATCAAGTTTGGACTTGTAATCTTGGCGACACTGATATTGAAACAGGATATCAAGTTTATAGTCAACCAGTAGTTGGAACTGCTTTTTTTGGAGCAACAGAAAAACAGTGGACCGCTCTTCAAGAGGAATATGTCAAATTTATTCTATACAGAGCCGAATTTAAAACTAATGAGGGTCAAGCAATATTTAATAATAGTAACAATGAATATATTTCTGTATTCAATGTAGGTTATGTTAACACTTCTGCTAGTATTATTTCTGGCGACGTTGTGTTCCGAGCTACAAATTCAACGTCAAACGCTACAGGCGGAACTGTAAACACGAGCGTTTATGCCACAGTTGATTACTATGATGCTGCTAAAAATATTTTATACTGCGATTTTTCTACTGGTAATTTTACCGGCAACTCTTTTGTTCAAATACATAGATTTAGCAACACAACATACTCAAATCCAAACAATCTTTCTCTTGTGGCATATGCTAACACAGGAAGCCTCTACAATCCAGTCGTAAACGCTCTTGTGCCTCAATTAGCGTTTATTACTCCTGCCGGCACAAATATAGATTTGTCTTACAGAGGCACTAGTAATGCATATTCAGTAGATAGTTTAGATAATAAATTAACTATAGGTTACGAATCTGAATTTTATGATTTAGAAAGAATAGTCGCTACCAAATCAAACGAAGTTTCTAGCATGAGTGGCGCTAAATCGTTCACTTATAAGGCTAGAATGACCAGCGATTCATCTTTATTGTCTCCTGCTATTGATACAGTAAGAAATCAACAATTAGTTGTGAAGAACGAAATTGATCCTGTTTTGTTTCAGTATGATGAATTTTTTAATTCAGGAGACGCTAAGTCAAAATATGTTTCAAAAGTAGTTACTTTAGCTGCTGGTCAAGATGCCGAAGACATTCAAGTCATTTTGACTGCTTTTAGGCCAGTGGGTTCTGAAGTAGAAGTTTGGGTAAAATTCTTTAATGGAGAAGATCCAGAAACTATTTCACAAAAAACTTGGACTCCTTTACTCAATAACTCTCTAGAGTTTTATTCTGATCCTAGTAACCCTAATGACTTTAAAGAGTATATATATACAACATCTTCAAATTATCCTTTGATTTCATTAACAGGCGCGATTACATGCAATACTTCTAATACGACTGTATCTGGAACAGGAACATTGTTCCAAACTGAGTTGAACCCTGGATGGTTTATTATATCAACGCCTAATGATATTTCAGTGACTTCAGTTCAAAGTAGAAAAATTATCAGTATAGCAAATAACACTAGTTTAACTCTTGAATCTGCTCCTACGGCTAATGCTACTGCACAAACTGCTTATTTGGTATTTCCGCCAACTACTGCCGTAATGTCTAGACAAAGCGTTTCCCAAGTTAATGGAACTGTTACTGTTTCGACAACTAACAATGCTATCATAGGTTCTAGCACTAGCTTTGTTTCAGACTTTAGACCAGGAAACATTGTTCAAGTAGCTAATGATTCTCAAATAGTTGTTTCAGTTTCTAATAATACATTTATGACTGTGGGAACGCCATGGAGTTCAAACGCATCGGGAGCTAATGTCTATTTTGAAACACCTTTAGGTGTATCTTACTCTAGCTCTGATAATAAAATTTATACATCATTCAAACAATTTCAAATTAAAATTATTCTCAAATCCAATGATAGTTCTAAAGTTCCTATTATTGACGATTTGAGAGTTCTAGCTCTGCAGATGTAAAATGGAAAATAAATATTATAAAACAGATTACGAAGGAATTGTTAAAGATCCAAATAGCGGAGCTATACTTAATGTAGATAATAGAAAACTTTCTGCATACAAAAAACAAAAACAAATGATGTTAGATAATATGAGAAATGTAGAAAGAATTCAAAAAGTTGAAAATGATTTAGAAGAGATTAAAAATATGCTCAATCAACTCTTAAAAAGAAGTTAATAAATGACAGTAAATGTTTCCAATGTAGGCACAAATAATACTTTTGATTTTTGGCGCAATAGAACCAATGAGTTGGCTTACACAATGTCTGTGTTAGCTGTTACTGCCAATGGTTCTAATGCTGCTGCGGGAAATGCTGCAATTACTGGCAAATTTACTGCTGACTCTTTAGTAATTAACACAACGGCTCATGTTAATAACTCTTTATTAGTTGGTAATAATACTGTAGACGCTTTTAATTTCACATTTATTAATACATCAGCAATATCTGTAGGCAATTCTACAGTCAATTCTTTCTTGGATTTCAACTCTCTTAATACATATGCTGTTTATGTTGGTTCTAACGTTGTTGTTAATACCAATCAGTTGTTTATTACCAGTTCGACTGGTGGAAATACTACAAATGTAATAGCCAACAGCTCAACTCTACTTTTCAGATCTAACACAACAGTAAATACTATAGCCAATTCTACATTAGTCCAAATTACTAATGGTGCTGCATTAGCTGTATTGAATTTTAATTCTTTATCTATTGGGAATTCTTTAGTAAACAGTACATCTATTTCTATGGTTGGTTCCAACAGCCTTTTTGCTAACACTCAGGCTGTTACTGTTGGTTCTAATGTGTTTATGAACACGTCAACAATTGTAATTGGTAATACTTTTACAAATGTATTATCTAACTCCAGTTCAATTCTTGTTGGTAACACAACAATAAACACTTTCGCTAATTCTTCATTAGTAAAAGTTGCTAACTCTACAATTTCGGCTAATATTGAACCGCATAGATTAATTGTAGGAACTTCAATAGTCAATAGCACAATTATAACAACTGGCGCCGGCGGACTAGTTGCTAACACTACAGCTATTACTGTTGGATCTAATGTTGTCGCAAATACTTCTCAATTTGTTGTCGCTGTTTCTACTTCAAATACTATAATAAATGCAATTTCAGTGGATGTTGGTAATAGTACAGTTAACGCTCTATCTAATGCCACTTTAATAAGAATAGCTAATTCAACTGGTTCTGCCAACTTAAATCCTATAAGTTTAACTATTGGCACTTCTCTTGTTAACAGTACAGTTTTTACTACTGGTTCTAATGGTATTATCGCAAATACCAGTGTTGTAAAAGTTGCTGCTAATATTCAGATCAATACTTCTTCCTATTTCGTAGGCAATAACACTTTATATTCAGATCAAAGTATTAATAGATTCATTATTGCTAATAATTCAGGATCGGCAAATCTAGATCCAATAAGTCTGACCGTTGGAACTTCTTTGGTAAACAGCACAGTTATCACAACTGGAGCTAGTGGGTTTACTGCCAATACTACTGCTATGCAGGTTACAACTGCAACAATTGGCAACTCTTCAGGTTTTTGGACAACTGGAACAGTTAATGCAGCGATTCATTCAGTAGGAACATCAACTATCGCTAATAGTTCTGGTGTTTATACTACAGTAGTTAATGCAGCGATTCATTCAGTTGGAACTTCTACGATTGCTAATGCTACTGGTGTTTATACTGGTATTGTTAATGCAGCAGTTCATTCAGTAGGAACATCAACTATCGCTAATAGTTCTGGTGTTTATGCTAGTTTTGTTAATGCTACTAG